TCTGTTGGCGTAGGAACGACTGCTAAGGCATTCTATTATGATACTAAACAGTATATTGATATTGAGTCTGTTGGATCTGGAACTCATACATTCAATTATCCAACAATTACCGTTTCAATTTCTGGAGAGATTGGAATTAATACAGTAAGTGGACAAGACTTTACCGCCAAGATTCAACCAGTATTCAAGGGATCAGTTGAGTCGATTCACCTTACTGATAATGGTGTGGGATATGGTTCAAGTGAGATTATTAATTTTAACAAGCAGCCGTCATTTAAACTACTAAGTGGTAGAGATGCAGAACTTCTGCCTATCATTAATAATGGAAGAATTGAGCAAGTTCTTGTTACAAACAATGGTTTTGAATATAACTCTGCCCCACAATTGGTTGTAAACGGCGAAGGCAGTTTTGCAAAGTTAACTGCCGTTGTTAATAACGGACAGATTGAAAGAGTTATTGTCGATAATCCAGGAATTAATTACACTGACACCACGACAGTAAGTGTGTTGTCAAATGGACTGGGTGCAAACTTAATTGCTGATATAAATCAATGGACTATTAACCTCTTTGAAAAATACAAAGGTATTGTAAGTGATGATGATGGTATTCTTGATGTTGCTCTAAATGAAGATTATGGAATTCAGTACACTCACCTTTATGCACCAAGAAAATTAAGAGAAACGGTTTTTGGTAGAGTTTTATCGGGTGACATTAATTATGGATATAGTGACTTATCAAAAGGAATCAAATATGGAGTTGCTGATCTTAGAATTGATGATACCAATCAAGAAATTGAAGCAAACTTCCACTCTCCTATAATAGGATGGGCATATGACGGCAACCCAATATATGGCCCATATGGATATGACACTAATACCGGTGGAACTGTTAGAGCACTTAAGAGTGGATACAGTTTAGTAGAATCATCAAATCGTCCTTCGCTTTCAAGCTGGGAAAATGGATTCTTCTGCGAAGATTACCAATTTACTGGTGACGGAGATCTTGATGAGCATAACGGCAGATATTGTATAACTCCTGATTTCCCTAATGGAGTATATGCATATTTTGCAACTATAAGTGATGGTACAGTTGCTGGTGATGGATCATTTGAAAACTTTAAATTGCCAGTGTTCCCATATTTTATTGGCGATAAGTTTAAATCAAAACCAAATGAATTCAATTTCAAAAATGATTCATATCAGGAAAAATATGATATTGTAAGTGATATGTGGTTGAGAAATACCACACCCTATGGTTTAGTCCAAGACAATGTATCGTATGAATATGTTACTCAACCATATAAAATATTTGATGAAGTAATTGATATTACATCTGCTTCATTAGGAACAATTGATAATGTTGGTATTATTACTGGTGGTAGTGGATATCAAGTTGGTGATAGAGTAGTATTTGAATCTTTACCTGGAGCAACTGATGCGAAGGCAAAGGTATCTAGAGTTGTTGGTAAAGTTATCACCGATGTAAGCGTTGAAACCTTAACATCATCTGAATTAGAAATTTCTCCTGTTGATTCATCTGGAAGATATGTTGCTTTTGCACAATCTCCACATAATTTAGTAAACAGAAATTTAGTTTCCTTATCTGGATTTAATACTTCCTCAAACTTAACTAATAAGTCATATAGAATTGGAGTATCTACAGATTTCTACAATTTGACAACTGGTGTTAGCACTTCTGGTGTCACTGGTATTGTTACATACTTCTCAATTAATGGTGGAATAATTAATCGTGGACTTCTTTCAGTCAGAGAAAATGATATCTTTACATTAGGTTCTGAAAAAGTTCGTGTTCTTAATGTTGATAATTTAAATTCAAGATTGAGAGTTGAAAGAGCAGTAAGTAGCACGGTGTCTGCAGCTCATACTGCTACTACTTCACTTTCTGAAAACAGTCGTAAGTTTACTTTCATTTCAGAAAGAGAGAATGAAGTTAAATTTGAACTAAACAAGCAAGTATATTTTGATCCAAAAGAAACTTTAGGTGTTGGTACACTCAGTGGCGTTGGAATTGGTTCTACTGTATTTTTCTCAAATCCAGGTGCAGGAATCACTCAAAAATTTGTATCTACTCAAACTTTATTCTTACCCAACCACGAATTAAAGACTGGTGATGTTGTTGTTTATAATAATGGTGGTGGACAGTCCGTTGAAGTAGATACAAATCCATCAGTAGGAACCACCTATAGAATTGCTAATGATACTCCACTGTATGTTGCTAAAATTAGTGATGACGTAATTGGAATACAAACATTTAAAGTTGGTATTGGTTCCACAGGAACATTTGTTGGTATCGCTGATACAACGATGAGTTCTGGATTGCTGTTCTTCACAGGTATTGGAACAGGAACAAAGCATAGCGTTAAAACAGTAAGAACAAATGTTGTAACTGCGGAATCTTCACGTAACACCGTCACTGTTGCTACCGCTTCAACTCATGGACTAACAATTGGTGATAAAGTTAATATGTCAGTTACACCTGGCATTACCACGACTGTTACTGTCAAGTACAATGATCACAATAGAAGAATTGTATTCAATCCTCTCGGATTTACAACTGCTGGTGTAAGCACTTCTCAAAATACGATTGAGATTTCAGATCATGGATTTAATACCGGTGATAAAGTAATTCTTGATTCTAGCCCTGCACCATCAGGACTGGAGGATCAAAAAATATACTATGTTTTCAAACTTTCCAAGGATAAAGTAAGACTTTGTGATTCAAAGTATCAAGTTGAAAGATTCAATCCCAATTTTGTCTCAATTGAGATTGCAAGAGAAGGAACATTATTACCCATCAATCCACCTGTTAATGTTTACAATGGTAATACTGTAATATTTGATCTAAGTGATTCATCTCTTTCATCTTTGAATGTATCTACACTGTATTCTGCTTTTGATATGAATCTCTATAGAGATTCTAACTTTACAGATGTATTTGATGGATCTTTAAAAGACGATGATTTTGAAGTCACAAAATCCGGAAAGGTTGGAATTGATGCAAATGCAAAACTGACTCTAGTTGTAAATGATAATATTCCTCATAATATTTTCTACAAGTTCTCTTTAGTAAATTCTGATTTTATTGAAGATGTCAAAAAAGAAATTGTAATTGATTACGAGGTAGACGGAGCTAACAAAATTGATGTTGTTAACAGCACATATTCTGGTGAGTTCTCAGTAATTGGAGTTGGAACAACCGCAACCTTTAGTTATGATGTAGAAGAAAAACCCGAAAGAGGATCTTATACAAGATCAACTGGAGGATTATCATATAATACTGACTCTACAAATGCATATGGTGGAATCGCTGATATCAATATCACTTATAAGGGTTCAAACTATAAGGAAGTAGTTGGAGTATCAACAATTGTTGGAATTGTGACAGGAACCGGGGCAGTTCTTGAACCATCCAGTAATACAATTGGTAGAGTTCTTTCTACTAAGATTGAAAATATCGGATTTGATTACCCAACTGATTTTACCATACGTCCTACCACTAATTTACCTGAAGTTCTTCTTCTTGAATCACTGACATCATTTGAAGAAATTGGAATTACATCTGCAGGCAAAAATTATTCAATTGCCCCTAATTTAATTGTTCTTGATGGATTGACTGGTAAGCATATTGATGACGTAGATCTTTTCTATCGTCTTGGAGATCCAAAAGTAACCATTAGAAAAAATACTCGTGGACTTACCAACGTCACTCCAACAATTATTCCAATCAGCAATACAAATGGTGTTGGAATCAATGATATTTCTTTCGATATTGCAACTAAAAACGTAACAGTTGGTTTTGATACTGGATTTAGTGATCAGTCACCTTTTGCAGTTGGTGATAAAGTTCTAATTGAAAATGTTAGTGTAGGTGTTGGATCAACTGGTTCAGGTTATAATTCTGTTGATTATGATTATCAGTTATTTACATTGACTGATGTAAATATTCCTCTAGGCGGAAATGTTGGCGTAGTTACTTTTAGTCTTTCCGGAATTATTGATGATAATCTTTATGCAGGTAATTATGATTCTGTTAATTCTGCAGGAAGAATCATAAATCAAAGTTCTTTCCCTCAATTTGATATTTCTCTTAAGAAAAATGATTTCTTAATTGGAGAAAAAATTGTATCTGATAGAGGTGACGGTACTGTTGATAGTTGGAATAATAGAATTGAACTTCTAAAAGTTTCTACATCAAGAGATTTTAGAGTTGGTGATTTAATCAAAGGACAGACATCAGGAACTCAAGGCACTGTTAAGTCGAAAATTGATTATAATTCTGATATTGAAACTGAATCTTCTTCGATTGTAGAAAAAGGTTGGAATAAGACTACTGGATTCTTAAATGATAATCAGCAAAGAATTCCTGATAACTTCTATTATCAGAATTTCTCTTATGCCATCAAATCAAAGATTCCTTTACAAAAATGGGACGATACTGTAAGTTCTCTCAATCACACATCTGGATTCCTCAAGTTTAGTGACTTAATTATCGAATCTTCTGATGAAAGGATTGGTGGTGGAGTATTTACTGATAATTTATCAACCATCTCCTTAACAGTAGACATTAGCCCCACAACAACTTATGGAAGTGGAAACTTTGGAGGGGGAATTAGTTTAAATTGTTACCCTGCGTTTGATCTTGTAACAGAGAATTCTAAAACTGCCTCTGGCACAGTTTACTCTGATAGAATTTTCTTAGAGAATAGAGTACTCACTGATTATTTTGAATCAGTAGGTAATAGAGTTCTTACTATTGATGATATCAGCGGACAATTTAACAGTAATGAACGTCCTACTAGATTCAGTATCGTTAAGAAGTTCCCTGTTGAGCAAAAATCTAAGAAAATCTTAACGTTCGTTCGCGATAAACTTTACACTGGAGAGAGACAAGCATCTATTGTTACTCTTGTTCAAGATGGACAAAATGCTGAAGTTTTAAATTATGGTAGAGTTGATAGTGTATTAGATCTCGGAAGTTTCGACTTTAACATTTCGGGAAGTGAGGGACAACTTCTTTTCTATCCTACTAAGTTTAGAAATAATAATTATAACATTTCTTATTGTAGTTTTGATCTTGATAATGGTATAACTGGCATTGGAACGTTTGCTTTAGGTGAAATATGTGATATTGAATCTACTCAAATTGACAATATTCCAGCAGGTAGTTCAACAACAATTGTAGGTATTGCATCTACATACAGATCTACCAAAGTTTTGGTTGAAATAAACACCGACAATGGTGTTTTTGGATTTAACGAATTAAATGTAATTCATGATGGTACAACTGCAGAACTTTTAGAATATGGCGATCTTTCAACCGATCTTGGAAATACGGTATTAGGTATTGGAACTTACTCTGTCGATATGTCTGCGGGAGATATCAATGTAAACTTTACTCCAAATGCTGGATTTGCAGTCACAGTAAACACTGTTAGAGTTTCAATGTCTAGCACCGAATCTGTTGGTGTTGGAACGACTATAATTGGTGCAGGTGGTGAGAATGTTGCTGAATTGCAATCTTTCCATACATCTATTGGATCTACTTCTTCTCCTGGTATTCATACTATCTCCACATACACTTGCGGAGGAGAAAATGATTATCAAGCAGCATATTATCTGGTAAGTATTGAAGATACAACTAATGATCAATATCAACTTTCTGAAATAATTGTTCTTAATGATAATTCTGAGTCATATATCACAGAATATGGAACATTGACTACTGGTAGTGGTATTGGCACTATCGGTGCTCTGATGACGGCGACTGAGACTTATTTGCAATATACACCTCCTGTAAACACTGATGTTCAAACAAGAGTTTTCCAGCAGGCTGTTCAACTGGTTGAAGTTGATAATACTCTTGATCATGAAATTGATTTGAATAATGCATCTGTAACCGCAGGTTATGGATTTTATCAAGGAACTGCTCTTGATGTTAAGAGAGAGTTTGCACTTACTCATAATGGATTGCCAATCTTCAGCAGAAACTTTAATGGAAGTAACAGCGCGATTGTTGATGTTGACACAAATAAAATTACGATCCCTGATCATTTCTTTGTTACAGGAGAACCAGTAAGTTATTCAGTTGGTGTTAATACCACTGTTCGTATTGGTATCGAAACTACATCATTCGCTGGTATTGGTAGTACTACTTTATTACCAACCAATGCACTTGTTTATGTAATTAAAGATAATGATTCAACTATTAGACTTGCCTCTTCTGCTACTAATGCAAACCTTGCAACACCTGTTGCAATTGGAATTACTAGTGTTGGTATTGGAACTTTCCATACATTTACATCGGATAAACAAAATACAAAATGCTTAGTTGCTCTTGACAACTACATTCAAAATCCAATTGTATCTACTGCAACGACAACATCTATTGATAAAGAAATAGTTATCGGTGATACCATCATTGAAACAGTAGGTGTTACTTCATTCTATGCTGCAGATCTTATTCAAGTAGGATCTGAAATCATGAAGATTAATACTGTTGGTTTTGGAACAACTAACGGTATTTTGGTTGATCGTGGATGGATGGGTACAGGAATTCAAACTCATCAGGTTGGAGTTGCTGTAACTAAAGTTGATGGTGCGTATAACATTGTTAACAACACCATTAACTTCTATACTGCACCTAGAGGCCCGATTCCCATCGGATCAATCACAAATCCTCCTGATGAAAGAGATTGGACAGGTATCACTACATTCTCCACATTCCAGGGAAGAACTTTCTTAAGATCTGAACCCAAGAATAGTACAAATGATGCATACTATTCTAACTATGTTTTTGACAGCATTGCTGATCAATTCGATGCAACCACTAAGACGTTCTCACTTAAATCTGAAAATCAAGATGTAGTTGGTTTCTCCACTAACAATGCGGTTGTGCTTGTAAATGGAATTTTCCAAGGCCCTACTGGACAACTTGCGGTTGCACAAGATTATTCTTTAAGTGAGGGTTCTGGAATTAGTAGTATAACCTTTACCGGAACTGCAACATCAGTTGCTTATGATCCTAACAATGCAAATATTCCTGTCGGTGGAATAATTGTTTCAGTCGGTTCAACTGGCGGACTTGGATATCAACCTCTTGTTTCTGCTGGAGGAACAGCGATTGTTTCCGCTGCAGGGACTATTACTTCTATCAGCATTGGAAATACTGGTTCTGGATATCGTTCTGGTATTCAAACCGTTAATGTCGGTGTTTATACATCATCCACAGGAAGAACTGGTATTGAGTTTATTGGAACCGCTGCTGTTAGTAACGGACATATTGTGAGTGTTGCAATCACTAATCCAGGATCAGGATATTTGATTGGATCTGAACCTGTCGTTGTATTTGATGCACCCCTATCATACTCAAACATTCCTTTAGTATATTCAGATTCTTCTGTATCTGGATTTGGAACTGAGGCAACTGTTGACATTGTAGTTGGACAGGGATCAAGCGTTATCGATTTTGAAATCAGAAATACTGGATATCGTTATGGACAAAATCAAACACTTACAATCGCCTCTGGCGGTGCAACTGGAATTCCTACTAATACAAACTTTGATTTTGAAGAATTCCAAATCACTATCGACAGAGTTGAAGCAGATAAATTCTCTGCTTGGCATTTTGGAGAACTTGAGCGTCTTGACAATATTGATTCCGAGTTTGATGGAGTCAAGAGACAATTTACTATTAAGAGAAACGGATCACCTGTGACAATTAGATCTGCTGCAGGATCAAACATCGATGTTCAATCAACACTTCTTATCTTTATCAACGATATTCTTCAGGTTCCTGGTGGTTCATATACCTTTGATGGTGGTAGTGTAATTAACTTCTCAGAAGCACCAAAAGGCCCGTCTGCAGATGGTGCTTTCTCTGGAGACACATGTAAGGTTCTTTTCTATAAGGGATCTGGTGATATTGATGTCACATTCCGCGATGTACTTCAAACTGTCAAGGATGGCGATTTATTTACTATAAGAGGCGATGAAACTCTTGTACCCAATTCAATTGATCAGAGTTCAAGATTAATTACTGAAATTATTTCTTCTGATACAGTAAAAACAAACGCATATTATGGAAGAGGAATAGATTCAAATCCTGATCATGCACGAACTGTCACATGGTGTAAACAAACTGTTGATAAAGTAATTAATGGTAAAATTGTTAGTAAGTCTAGAGAACTAAATGAAGCACTGATTAATCCAAGAACAAATATCATTCAATCTGTGGGTATTGGATCAACAATGTTATTTGTTGAGAGTGTGATTCCATTCTTTAATCCTGATGATGAAAATCAGACTACCAAGAATGTTCAAACCATTAGTCTTGTTTCGCAAAACAATATTGTAGCGGCAGCTGCTACGGCAGTTGTGTCTGTTGCGAATACAGTAGAATCAATCACAATTGGATTTGGTGGCACAGGTTATACATCTGCACCCTCAGTCACGATTGAGACTCCAGTGGGACTTGGAACGACTGCTAGAGCAACTGCAACCGCAACACTAACTGGTGATACAGTTTCTTCTATAACTGTCTCAACTTCAGGTGTTGGTTACACCAGAACATCTGTTCCTCAAGTTCTGATTGAAGCACCTAAGTTGATTAAAGAAACAAATCAAACAACACTATATCAAGGTGACTTTGGTGATATTGTTGGATTGACTTCTACATCTGTTGGTGTCGCTTCTACAGGATTTGTAATGGACTTCTTTGTTCCTATTGATTCTTTCTTACGTGACACTAAAGTTGTTGGTGCTGCAGTTACTTTAAGTGACATTGCAGTTGGTGATTATTTCACAGTGAAGAATAGTAATGTTGGAAGTGGAGTTACATCACTTTATCAAACTGGCGGAACATTAGGAGTAACCACACAATTCCTTGATGCTGTATACGAGGTAGCAGCAGTATCTGTAGCACAAACTGCAGTTGCTGGTGTTGGTATTACATATGTCAAGAGAGTGACTGTGAGTGTTGAAGATCTTGGTGATATCACTGGAATCGGACTTACAGAATTCTATGGTGAGTTCTCTTGGGGTAAAATTACATTAGGAAGTAGAACAAATGCAGCAGCGTTTGACGCATACCTCCTAAATGGCACATCCGGTATATCTACTGGTGCTGTCATCAATAGAGTCGAACCTCTGAAATTTGTAGGATACTCTACAACATAACTGATAAATAAGTAAAAAACCACGCAAAAATGGCTGCGATTATAACTGATCAACTTCGTATATTAAACGCAAAAGATTTTGTTGCTAGTGTTGCTTCCACTAGCAACTCTTTCTATTCGTTTGTTGGATTGCCCAATCCAACTGATGTTGATGCAAGTTGGGATAGTAGTCCTCCAGATCCAAGAGATAATTTTAATGAGGAGAACAATTATTGGGATACAATGATTGCTCTTAAAAAAATTGATGCTGATGATGTTCAGCAAGTAATTAGAAAAATTACTTGGCAGTCTGGCACAACTTACGATATGTATCGCAATGATATTAAGGCAGAGAATCCTTCTAAACCTTCTAATGTTGTAAGTTTATATGAAGCAAATTATTATGTAATGAACTCTGATTTTAGAGTTTATGTTTGTCTTCAAAATGGATCTAATCCAGAAAATCCGAGTGGAAGAGCATCACTCGATGAACCCACTTTTACTGACTTAGAACCAAGAGAAGCAGGTACGAGTGGTGATGGATATATCTGGAAATATCTTTTTACTATTAAACCCGGAGATATAGTCAAATTTGACGCAACTAATTTCATGCCAGTCCCTAAAGACTGGACTACTACATCTAATGCCAATATTTCAGCAGTAAGAAATAATGCTGATACCAGTGGACAATTAAAAATTGTCACAATAACAAACAGAGGAGTTGGATTAGGAACCGCAAATAGAACTTATACACAAGTTCCTATTAAAGGCGATGGAAACGGTGCTGAGTGTACTATTGCTATTAATAACAATTCAAAAGTAGAATCTGTTACTGTCTCAAAAGGTGGTTCGGGTTACACTTTTGGAACTGTAGATTTGGTGGCAGGTAATGTCCCTACAGGAACAACAGCACCTATCTTCGATGTAATTATACCACCTCAAGGTGGACATGGTTCTGATATCTATAGGGAACTTGGTGCAAGAAATGCTCTTGTATATTCAAGAATTGAAAATGATACAGAAAATCCTGATTTTGTAACAGGAAACGAAATTGCTAGAGTTGGATTAGTTCAAAATCCAAAAGCATATAATACTTCTACAAATCTAGAACTTGATAAAGCAGCTGCAACATATGCTCTTAAATTAACTGGTGCAGGATATAGTTCTGCCACATTTACAGCAGACGCTTTTATCACCCAAACAGTAGGTTTAGGTTCTACTGCGGTTGGACGAGTTGTATCTTATGATCAAGTAACTGGTGTTCTTAAGTATTGGCAGGACAGATCAACTGCAGGATTCAATACTGACGGAACAAAGAACACAAGTCCAGAATATGGATTCAAAATGAACAGATTTACACCAGACATTGCATCTGGTGGTTCTTTTGATATTATCGGCGGATCTTCTACCCTTGCAATTCAAACCTCATTTACGGGTGTCTCAACCGAAATAAATAGTCGTACTTATTACCTAGGGCAATCTTTTAATGAAGGTGTCGCCCAGCCTGAAGTTGAAAAATATACGGGTAATATCATTTACGTAGATAATAGGCCCTCTATTACAAGATCGTCCAGTCAAAAAGAAGATATCAAAATTATCTTGCAGTTCTAAGGAATTATGTCACAGGAAACCAATCTTAACGTCGCCCCTTATTTTGACGACTTTGAT